TGGAGAACTAATCTAAAAGTCACGGATGAGGCAATTAAGATGCTTTCTACCGACGACGGAATATCAGGCGTTCTATACATAGACAGCTATACAGCTAGTAGTTATATCACTAGTACTAATATAGATAATAATCCTAACGGATTATTATCTATAGGGGCTTCGCCCCTTGAGGAGGAAAAGATGGCATGGAATCTTGATGGAGAAGAAAAGCCTAAGCGCAAGCGTTTTGGTCTCGCTCCAGAAGAAGAAGCGGTTGGCTCTGTTGGTAAGGTTGAAGATCGTCAGGCTCGACTAAACGCCAAGTACAAGAAGCCAGTCAAAGCCCAACATGACAGCCGAGATAGAATCAATACGCCAGAAGAACTTTGGTCAACCAATGATCTTGTTGCAGAGTTCTACGACTTAGTTCAGAAGGCAGCACCAGGAGTACCGTCTCAGGTTAACGGCAAGTACGTAGCGACTTGGGTTAACAAGCAAGTTGCAGAAGGAACAGAGCGTGTAGCAATTCTAAAGGCTATGCGAATGTTCTTTGCTGATCCCCGGTCTCTACACGATGCCGGAATTGGTAAGCCACTATGGCAACGGTTCTTTGGCTACTACCCAACAGTTCACGGAATTGTAAACAAGCCGGCCTCAGAAGAAGCAGTTGATTACGCAGCACACGAAGAAAAGATGTTGAGACTACTCGGAGGAGAATAAATGTACGATTTATCCGCAATTGCACCAAGTGTGCGCAGACAAATCCTACAAGCCGGTCTCCCAATGAAAACCATTGGGTGGGAGTTCTCAGATCTTGAGCAGAGTCCAGCAGTTGAAACAGTTCGCCAGTGGGTTGAACGAGTGGTCAATGGTGAGATCATCCAAAAGGCGGGGGATCCATTTTGCGGACTCGGAATCATGCTGGTGGGTAATCCAGGTCACGGAAAGACTACTCTGGCTTCTACGGCCCTCCAGAGCCTTATTAGGGGTATTCCAGGGGAAGTCTTGGGTACTCCAGGAACGCTTCCAAATCGAATTGGGGCGTTTATGGACTATCCAAAGCTTTTGCGCTTACAGAAGTCGTTATGGTCTGAAGAAAACGAGGCAGACCAACTGCTACTTGACAGCATATACGGTGACTCGGATAGAATGAATAACGTACGAGTGTTTGTTTTGGACGACCTTGGCAAAGAGTATCGCACAACTTCTGGTTGGGCGGAGAATACATTTGACGCACTACTTCGTTCAAGATTTAATGCAGGACTCCCAACCATCGTAACTACAAACGTTGAGTTAGAGAATTGGGGCGGAGTTTATGGGGAACCTATGGGAAGCTTTGCTCTTGAAGCATTTGTTCCAGTTAAGGTAAAGGCTTTGAAGGGGGATCGCAGAAAATGAAAGAGGACACAATGAGCGAATGGCAAGCAACGCAGCTTTTTCTTTCTGAAACAGGTGTGCACGAAGTTGCTACAAATCTAGACAACGCAAAACTTCGTTGTGACTGTGCTTCGTTTAGAGAACGCAATATATGTAAGCATACCCGTTTTGTTACTATTCGTAGAAATGAAAACAACGGTGTTTACCCGGTTGAGGTTTCAAAAAAAGCCTCAGAGCACGAAGCCAGCTTAGCTAGTTTAGATCCTAAACTCTTTAGGCCCTTCCTAGTTAAATATGGAAAAATAGAGATCGTTTAAATATGCGTGGGGGCGATATATCAAATGAAATTCCTTTTCGTGTGTTGGTTACTCTTGATTGTATTTTGGATCGCAGGGCCAAGATTACTAAGATACTTGGCATACCGGTCGCTTCGGAAGAAGTTACGTACAATCGGCAAGCTCTATCCCAATTTTGGCGATTTGCTGAAAAGTACAGTTTCAGGTTAGAATTAGTAGGGTTCGAGTATTCTCAAGAAGAGATGGACGGCGTCTTAGAAGATTTAGATAATCTAGGTACCAACCCGTTTAATTACTCAAGGGCATACAACGTAGTTGCAGACCTTGTTGCAGAGTTACCGTATCGTCCAGAGGTAAAGAACGTTATTGATATACCAGAGCGTGGGTTACGTTATGGACATTGGTATTTAGATTTAGGGGCATTAATAAATGGCAGCAGATAACGAAGAACGTCTCATATCCCGGGTAGTTCGTACTCGGGAACTTGTCCCTGCCTTAGAAGCCGGTGTAGAAGATAGTTGGTTCTTTGTTGAAGAGAACCGCACACTCTGGAAGTTTATCCGTACACACTGGACAAAGTATCAAGAGGTACCTAGTGCAGTTACTGTCAAAGATAACTTTCCTACGTACAGGTTGCTAGCGGTAGAGGACTCGTTAGAGTATTTAGTTGACCAGTTAGTAGAATACCGCAGACGTCAAAAAGCAATTGAGGTTGTACAAAGCGCTGCAGAGTTTATTGCTTCTGGTAATCACGATGCTGCTATTGCTGAGATGAGTCATGGCGTAGCAACCATCTATGACGAAGGTGCCGGACAAACCAGCGATGTTGATCTTACAAAAGATACTAACAATCGTTTTGAAGAGTACATGTCTATAAAGACCAGAGACGGTGGTCTGCTCGGCTACCGCACTGGGTTCCGCACTATTGATGAGGCAACGGCTGGACTACAGCCAGGTCAGTTAATTACTATCATTGCACCACCTAAGACAGGTAAGTCTGTACTTGCTATGCAGGTTGCGGTTAACGTACACGAAGATGGTTACGTACCGATGTTCCAGTCATTTGAGATGAGCAATATTGAGCAGCAACATCGTCACGATGCTATGCGCTCTAAGATCGCACACTCACGACTTATTCGTGGAAAGTTACACCCTGATGAAGAACGCCGTTACAAAGAGACACTAGAGCGTATGCAAGAGATGCACAAGTTCTACCTTACTGACTCAAGTTCAGCTATGACAGTTACTGGCCTTGCCGCAAAGATTGAAAAGATTAAGCCAGACATTGTATTTGTAGACGGCGTGTACCTTATGGTTGATGAAGCAAGTGGAGAGTCAAACACCCCACAAGCATTGACTAGCATTACACGTAACTTAAAGCGTTTGGCTCAAAAACAAAATATTCCAATTGTAATCTCAACCCAGGTTCTTTTGTGGAAGATGAAGAAGCGCCAAGTGTCTGCGGACTCTATTGGTTACTCTTCCTCGTTCTTCCAGGACTCAGATGTGATTCTTGGATTGCAAAAGCAAGATGAAGAAGATGACTCCTCCCGTGAACTTCGTATTGTTGCTAGCCGTAACTGCGGTCCAGCAACAAGCGATTTGCTTTGGGATTGGGAAGGAGGCCGCTTTGAAGAGTATGGATCTTTTGGCCAGCCAATTCAATCCTTTTAACGGAACTCAGCTTTGCCTAGATGTGGATCCAGATTTATTCTTTCCACAGGATTATAAAGATCCGCTCATCATTGATGAGGCTAGAAAAATATGCGGAGATTGTTGGATGAAGGACTCTTGCCTTAAGTACGCAATGCAGTACCCAAGCCTAGACGGGATTTGGGCGGGAACAACCCCACATGATCGGAAGAGGTTAAGAAAATTAAAGACATCACAGAATTAAAACCAGATTACAAGAACGCTATGGATCTTCGTGGTGAGCCTACGCACATCTGTGCTTGTGGATCACAAGTATGGAATGTAAAATGTATGTTCCAAGATTACGAGATTTCTATGTACTTCCTAGATATGGAATGTGCAGACTGTGGCTCTATGGCTACAGCACCTACTCTGGTAGATATGCCAGAAGACTATGTGATGATGGACGACCGTCCAAAAGAAGAAGATCCTGAAGAGTATGAGTAGAAAACGTAAAGGGTACTGCAGCACCTGCATGAACTGGTCAAGGGACGTTGACAAATCCGGTGTGGGGTATTGCTGCGGTGGAGACACTTTTGCTATTAATAGGCAATACAACTTTCCAGTTATAACTACTACTAAAGCAGAAAGAGCTAAAGCTCGTATTGAACACTTACAGAAAAAGTGGGAAGAGGCATAGATGTATCGTGAGGGCGATGTAGAGATTGCTTTACTAAGGTTAGGCATAGAGGTCAACCAACGCAACAGTGAGTTGCTTGGTCTATGCCCCATGCACTTAGAAAGAACTGGGCGACCAGACTCGAACCCCTCATGGTCAATGAACTGCGAAACCGGTGTACACCACTGCTTCTCTTGTGGATACCGCGGAACTCTTATTACTCTTGTTGCAGAGATTAATGAGTTTCTTACCGAATGGGGACGCCTTGACTTTGATGCAGCTAAAGCATGGCTGCGTCAAAACATTGAGGTTAACTTTGAGTTATTAGCAAAGCAACTAGAAGAAGCTAAGAACTCTTACGTTCCCATTGAAAGACCAGTAGAGATGAGTGAGGCTCGCCTTGCCGTATTTGTAGAGCCACCACAGTGGGCGTTAGATGCTAGATCATTAACTGCTGAGGCATGTGCTAAGTACGGGGTTGTATGGGATGCAAAACAACAAGGTTGGATAACACCTATACGTAACCCAGAAACAAAGAAGTTGATGGGTTGGCAAGAAAAGGGCCAGGTCAATCGTTACTTTCGTAACAGACCTACCGGGGTACAAAAGTCTAAAACTTTATTTGGTTTAAACGCTTGGTCTGGTGGAACTATGATCATAGTGGAGTCTCCTTTAGACGTTATAAGACTCTCATCTTTGGGAATAGATGGTGGGGTTTCAACCTTTGGTGCGTCTATTAGTCAAGATCAAGTTGATCTTATGCGACGTGCAGACAAGTTAATCATTGCCTTTGATAATCCAAAGATTGACCAGGCGGGTAAGAAAGCCTCTAAAGATATGCTTGAACGTACAAAGAAAGAAGGGCTGGAGTGCTTCTTCTTTAAGTATGACGGGGATGTAAAAGACATTGGCGATATGACCGAAGAACAGGCTATAATAGGTATAGAGAATGCAAAACATTCAGTGTTTGGGGAGGCAGCTTACTTATGATTATTGGGCTAACAGGATACGCTAGATCAGGAAAAGACACCGTAGCTAATATTCTTGTAAAGAACTATGGGTTTAAACGAGTAGCGTTTGCAGACCCTATTCGCAAACTTCTTTATGAGACAAACCCCGCAGTTAAAGATGGTGATTATAGGCTTCAAGGAGTTGTTGATGGGTACGGTTGGGATGTAGCAAAGACTGCATTCCCAGAAGTACGTCGTTTGTTGCAGGACCTTGGTGTAGGTGCTCGTCAAGTATTTGGGGAAAACTTTTGGGTTGACCGTTCATTAGCTTCAATTTTTGAGCATGAGAATGCTGTTATAACTGATGTTCGTTTTATAAATGAAGCCGAAATGGTTAAGCACCAAGACGGTCAAATATGGCGCATTAAACGTATAGGGGTTGCTGCGGTAAACGAACATGTGTCAGAACAAGAGATGGACGGATACAAAGTAGATCAAATCTTTGCTAACAACGGAACCTTAGAAGATTTAGAGTTAATGGTTAAAACAAGGATGAGGGCGCTTGTATGATGTGGTCCTGGGTATTAGCAGTCATAGGTGTTACAGGTATCTATTTTGTAGGTCGCAAGACTATCTGGGGTTGGCTTGTACTTATGTTTAATGAGATCCTGTGGATAACCTATGCAGTAATCACTGCTCAATACGGGTTTATATTTTCAGCAATAGCATACGCAGTTGTGTATGTTAGATCCTACCTGCACTGGAGACAAGACGCGTGAGTTTTACAGGAACACTTTTACCGTATCAAGTAGAGGCTGTAGAGGCCATGGTAGACCGCAAGAAGATGCTTGTGGCCTACGACCTTGGCTTGGGTAAAACTGTCCTGACTATTGCTGCACTTGAAGAGCTTAAAGACCTTGGAAAGATAACTGAACCTGGTATTATTGTTTGCCTATCCTCATTGAAGTATCAGTGGGCAGAACAGATTAGGAAATTTACAGATGACGCTGCAAACGTTGTGGTCATTGATGGAACGCCAAAACAACGGGCGATCCAATACGGCGAGGCAGTCGATTGGGGTCACTCGCTCACTGATTATGTTATCCTCAACTATGAGCAGGTTGTTAACGACTGGGACTACGTTCAACACCTTGCAAGAGGATTCGTTGTCTGCGATGAAGCAACAGCCATCAAAAGTTTTAGATCAAAAAGATCAAAGCAAGTAAAGAAACTTACCAGCCCAGTTAAGTTTGCTTTGACAGGCACCCCTATTGAAAACGGTAAGCCTGAAGAGCTGTATAGCATTATGCAGTTTATAGATCCTAAAGTTTTAGGAAGATTTGATTTATTTGATAAGACGTTTATTGTACGTAATCACTTTGGTGGCGTAGAGAAGTATAGAAACCTTACTACATTAAGCAAGACTTTAGCAACCGCATCTGTACGCAAACGTCAGCAGGATCCAGATGTTGCCCCCTACTTACCAGATACAATTTTTGCAGAGCCTATTTTAGTAGAGTTTGACCGTGCCGGAGCTATCTTGTATCGACAGATTGTTAGAGAGATACTAGATGATTTAGATAACGCTATAGATGATTTTGGTAGTTCATTTGATTTGTTTTCCCACTACTCTGGGGAAAACCAAAACGACGCTGCAAATGCTATGAAGGGCAAGATTATGTCTAAGCTAACTGCGCTACGTATGTTGTGTGATGCACCAGCTTTGCTATCACACTCTGCAGGTAGGTACCGTAAAGACGGAAATGCTGGATCTAAGTACATAAATGATTTAGATGAGGGTGGTAAGCTAGCCACACTAAAAGCGCATCCTAAAGCTGCCGCTCTTGAACGGTACGTGTCAGACTTTTTAGATAGTTATGATAAAAACAAAGTAGTTATCTTTACTAGCTATGTACATATGGCAAAGCTACTTGAAAAAAGTTTAGAGCAATACTCGCCACAGATTTATACAGGAGAACTAGATGCTAAAGCTAAAGAGGTTGCTAAGGTTATTTTCCAAACTGAGCCAAGTTGTCGTATACTTATTAGTTCTGACGCCGGTGGCTATGGCGTGGATCTTCCTCAGGCTAACTTACTTATTAATTATGATCTTCCGTGGAACGCAGGTCTGGCGTTACAACGTAATGGGCGTATACGAAGGGCCTCTAGTACTTGGCCTTCAATTGTTATTCAAGACTTCCTAATGGAGGGATCTATTGAAGAGCGTCAGCACGCAATGTTGGTGCAGAAGATGGCTGTAGCTAATGCAATCATTGACGGTGAGGGCATAAATACAGAGGGTGGCGTTAATCTAACTGTAGGGACACTTAGGGCATTTTTAGAAGAGGTTTCGGTATAGAATATTTCTATGCCTAATGCACCTAAGACCCCAACACGTACCATACGTGTCTCTAGCGACCTCTGGGAGGCCGTTAAAGCCAAAGCCTTCTCTGAGGGCCGTACGGTCACCGACGTCATTATTAAGGCTTTAGAGGCTTATATTAACGATTTGCGTTCTGTCGAATAATCGGCTAAAATATATAACGGAGGGAAAAACATATGCCTAAAGTTATAGAAAAAGAAGATCCACAGAACAATACCTTTATGAATAAGGTTGCGAGCTTTGTAGCATTAAAGCGTCGTATTGCAGACATGGATAAAGAGCGGTCATCAATTCAGGCTGAGCTTTCAGACATTGTTGACGAAGAGGGCGAGCCAGACGAAAAGGGCCATATTTGGCTTACGCTACCTTTTGAGGTAGACGGGGTTACATCCTTACAACGTCAGCGCAAAGTATCTCAATCGTTAAACGAAGACTCAGCAAACACAATTCTTACTGAAAAGGGTTTGTCAGAGCGTTGCTATAAGATGATCCCTATGCTAGATGAAGCAGAAGTAATGGCTTGCCTATACGAAGGTCTTTTAGCAGAAGACGATATTGATGCTATGTTTACTAAGAAAGTTTCGTACGCGTTCTATACAAAATAAGGGATAACATGACGGATTCGGTAGACAACTTATTAAAGAGTTTGGATGATTACTATCCAGGTTCTAAGAAAAAGCGTCGTGCCGTAAATCCAAATGCTAAACCTAAAAAAGTTACACAACAAGGTTCCTGGGATGAGAATCCTCAGGTAAAAACTCTACCTAATGGAAACGTGGTAGAATTATATAGTGCAGGGTCATTGTGCCTTGCATTAGGCAGACCGATAGTTACTTTGAGACTTTGGGAACGAAAAGGTTATATACCACGTGCACCCTATCGCTTAAAGTCAATAGTTGTTAAAGGTGTAAAGAAGCCAGGATGGCGGATGTACAGCAAAACAATTATAGAAGCAACTATCAAAAGCTTTGAGTCCCGGGGACTAATTGATGTTCCTAGGATTGATTGGAATAAACACCATGATCTATCAATTGAATTGATGGAAACATGGAAGAAAATCCATGAGCAAGAAACTAACTAACTACCCAGCGTAAAGATTCAACCGAATCTCAGCTATCAGCCAACTACCGAAAGGATGCGCCATGAGCACATCGTTAAAAATATCAAAGCCAGTTCCAAATGTAGATTCATACGCTGCACCAGCAGATGAAGATCTATTTGTACAAGAAGATGAGAATGAAGTTCCAGAACGCTCATCTGTCATTCAGACAGGCTGGAAGGCAGCAAAGACTGCCGTAGCCAAGTCTACAAAGGCATTCGCAACGGATTTCCGTTTTGACGAAGATGTCCAACTTATCAAATTTATCTCAGACGAACCAATGGCATTTATGCAGCATTGGGTAAATCGTCCAGGTAAAAAGTCATTTATTAGTATCGGTGAAGACGATCCACTAATTGCTGTCGGTAGCAAGCCGGATCCAAAGTTTGCCTTTACTGTCCTCAATCTTTCTGATGAGGACCCACAACTCCAGTTAATGGTTGTCGGGGTTCGCTTATGCGGTCAGCTTGAAAAGCTTGCTTCAAATACGAAGACAGGCCCACTTAATCGCGCTGACCTATATTGGGCAGTAAGTAAGTCTGGTCAGGGGACAAAGACTTCTTACTCAATCGTTCCTGTGAAGGAACGTGACCTTGCTGAGGAATGGGAAATTGATCCTGTTGCTGCTGCTGAGTTAATCAAGACCATGAAGCCACTTGGGCCAGACGCTCTCCATACGTCCACCAAGGCTGAATTGGCTGAGATTGCTCGTGAAATTGCATCAGCTAACTAAATAACCCATCAAGTGAGGGGCCTGGTTTTTGACCTCCTTTCTACAGGCCCCTCACATTAACTTTAGGAGAGCAATGAATATAGTTACTACACTTGACCAACTAGCAGAGCTAGTTGCTGCCTACGATAAAGTAGACGCATTTACATTTGACGTTGAAACTGTAGGTGATCATCGTGGAGACCCACGCCAAAATATTGTTATGTGGATTGCTTTGGCTACATATGATCGTGTAGATGTTATTCCTATGGGTCACCCAAATGGTGAGTACGTAACAACAGAATATCCTTTGCTGCCTTCCGCACAAGACCGCATGATTAAGGGCCTTCCTATACGTCCCTCAGACTACAGTAAAGATGAGCGCAAAGCTAAGAAGATCTTTACAGAAGGCCCTGAACAGTTAACACGTGGAGAAGTGTTTAAAGCCCTTCGCCCACTATTTGCAAGCGACAAAGTTAAGATTGGTCATAACCTAAAGTTCGATTTACAGAGCGTAACCAAGTATCTTGGCACCCTACCTGCGCAACCATACGCATGTACTCTTAATGCTGCCTTTATTCTTAACACACAGAACCGCAATAATCTTGGACTAGACGACTGTCTCAAGCGTGAGTTTGGTTACGAGATGGTTAAGGGTGTAGGTAAAGAAGTAGAGGTATACAGCTTTGAAGAGGTGGCTACCTATGCAGCGCTAGATGCTGAGTGGACCTGGAAGCTTTGGATTAAGTACTCCGAGCAACTAACTACTGACAAGCTTCGTGGCGTGTTTAACTTAGAGATGGACGTCCTAGATGTAATTTGTAACATGGAGCTCCGTGGTGCAGATATTGATGTTACTGAACTAGAGAAGCTTAAAGAAAACCTAGAGGTTCAGTTAGAGACAACAAAGGGTGAGATCTATAAGCTTGCTGGTAAAGCATTTAACATTAATAGTATTCCTGAAAAGCAAAAGCTTTTGTTCTCTAGTAAAAAAGATGGCGGACGTGGATTACGACCTAAAGTTCTAACACCAGCCGGCGAGAAGCGCATGGAGTCCGGCACCCCATCAACGGTATCTGACTATTCGGTATCAGAACCCGCACTAAAAATGTTTGCGGGAAAAGATGCTCTTGTAGATGCGCTTCTCAACTATTCTGATCTAAATAAGTTGCTAACAACTTATGTAATCCCATACCTAGGCGGAGATATAACACGTACTCTCCTTGGCAAGTCAAAGACTGTAGCAAAGAAAAGCTTACTTCTTGATGGTCGTATCCACACAGACTTTATCCAATATGGTGCAGAGACGGGAAGATTTTCTAGTCGTAACCCTAATTTACAGAATGTGCCAGCTCCGCATACTGTAAATGGCAAGGCGATTAGAAATCTTTTCGTTGCACCAGAAGGCCACTCATTAGTTGTGGCTGACTACTCTCAGATTGAGCCACGTGTTATCGCATCCTTTAGTGAGGATCGCATTATGTGTGGCGCATATCTAAACGGTGAGGATATCTATACAACCGTAGGTACTACTATGGGTGTAGATCGTAAAGCCGGCAAGCAGCTAGTTCTATCTTTAGCTTATGGTGTAGGTCCTGACAAGATTGCCGATTCTATTGGTTGCTCTGTAAACGAGGCACGAGAACTCCTAGATGGGTTTATTGCTAAGTTTCCTTCCGTGGCTAGGTATAAGAAGCGAGTTATTCAGGAAAGCCGCAACCGTGGCCCAGTACCCTATGCCCTTACCTATATGAACCGTCGCAGGTATTTGCCAGATCTTAGGTCATCTGTGGTCTGGGAGCGTGCTAGGGCAGAGCGCCAGGCCTTTAATACGGTTATCCAGGGGTCTTCGGCAGATCTCATAAAACTTGCTATGATTAGGGCACACAAAATGATTCCTGACGGGTCAAACCTAATTCTTACGATCCATGACGAATTAGTTACTGTCACTCCCAATGATCTTATTGGAGAAACAGAGGCAGCAATTCGTGAGGCTATGGAAGGAATCAACGCTCTTAATATTCCGCTGTTAGCAGATATTACGACGGTTACTCGATGGGGAGACGCCAAATAGTGTTTGGACGTAAAAAGAAAAATAGAGTTAGCGTATCAATTAGTGACTCAGACAAGGTGTTGAGTGTTTCTCTGCCCGTTTTGATTCGTCAAGTAATTTATGATACTATGCTTATGCCTACAGAAGATATAGCTAATGCTATGGGTTTACCCCCAATATCTGACGAGGTAGCTGACATGGAAGAACAAGCAAGTGAAAAACGTTTACAACGATTTTCTAGGCTGCTTCCACTTATAGATTCACATGCAGACATAGCAGCAAAAATTGCAGTAGCTGCGTATTTGCTAGAAGACGATGAAATAGAAGAAAAACTTGTAGAAGACACAGAAACGCTACAAAGATTGTTTAGATTAGTTGCTTTATCATCTTCACTTTCTTGTGTATCTACTTTATTTAACTTAGAGTTAATCGAACTAAATGGAGCAAACAATGGCAAACAATGACTGGTGGGCAAACAAATTAGGTAACAAACCTACTCAAAGTTCTACTCCCGCTACAGGTCCGGCACCTAGTAATGTGTACAGAGCAACGGTTAATCAACCAACTGTACGTGTTGATTACGACGCTGCTCAAGATCAATTAGTAAGTAGAGCAGCTAGTTCTAGGAGCACTGAAACGTGTCCAGGTTGTTACTCAGGAAATTATATGTCAGCTCCAGGAAGCAACACTTCAAAGCGTTGCTACGACTGTGGATACCCACTCGTACAGTCCGGTACTGGCACAGGACTTCCAAGTCAAAGTTCAGGACCAACAGTTGCAGCAAAACAAGTAGGAACATCAGGCTTTAACCCAAACATAATCGTAGATAGGATCGGATAATGGCAGTTATTAATTCAGATGCACTAAAGGTAGTTGCCCAACTAAATAAAAAGTATGGGGCAAACACAGTAGTTGCTGCCAATAACGTTGTTGCTACGCAGCGTGTTACCTCAGGGTCTCTAACACTAGATGTTGTTCTAGGTGGTGGATGGCCTATGAATCGTTGGGTAGAGCTAGTAGGCGAGGCATCACATGGTAAGACAGCTATTGCTCTAAGAACTATTGCTGCTAACCAAAAAGTAAACCCAGACTTTACTGCAGTGTGGATTGCTGCAGAAGATTTTGATTCAAAGTACGCCGAGCTCTGTGGCGTTATAACTGAGCGAGTTATTCTTGTCGAAACTAATAGTATGGAGAATGCGTATGAAGCGGTTATTAAATTTATGGAAAGCAAAGCTGTGGATATGGTCGTTATTGATTCTCTTCCTGCCTTGGTTCCTGGAGCAGAGGATGAGAAAGAAATGGATGAATTCACCGTTGGACGAGGGGCCCTCATCACCAACAAGTTCTTCCGAAAAGTAGCCTCAGCAACTAAAAGAGATTTGATTGAATCAGAGCGCCCAGTATTGGGCATGATGATTAATCAATACCGTATGAAGATTGGCGTAATGCACGGCGATCCTCGTACTACACCAGGTGGTCTTGGTAAAGATTATGCGTATAGTGTTCGTTGCGAAATAAAGCGCGATGAATGGCTAGAGGTGGGCACTGGACAGGATAAGCGCCGTGTGGGGCAAACAATCCGCGTCCGCACAATTAAGAACAAGACCTATCCCCCACAGCAGACAGCCTACCTCGACTTCTATTTCTCTGATGGAGGACCAGTTGACGCTGGGGGTTACGATTCCG